GTGCTGAGCAGTCTTTAGCAGCCTATGAGACTTGCTGTTTAGCTGAAGTATATTTATCTAACATTGAATCTAAGAAAGAATTCATTGATGTCTGTAAGTTACTATATCGCATTAATAAGCATAGCTTATCTTTGCCTTGTCATCTGCAGGAAACAGCCGATGTCGTTCATAAGAACATGCGTATGGGTATTGGGGTTACTGGTGTTCTACAGGCTTCTGATGTACAACGTAGCTGGTTAAACGACGCTTATACAGAGCTACGTGCTTTTGATAAAGAGTACTCTGCTAAGCATGGCTTCCCTGAGTCTATTAAGCTGACTACAGTTAAGCCTTCAGGAACTCTATCGTTGCTACCAGGTGTAACTTCAGGTTGCCATCCTGCTTACAGTCACTATATGATTAGACGTATTCGTATTGCTGCAGACCATAGCTTAGTCCAAGTATGTCGTGAGCATGGATACCCTGTAGAGTTTCAACGTAACTTTGATGGTACTGATGACCATAGCACAATGGTAGTTTCATTCCCTTTTGCTTATCCTGAAGGTACAAAGATTGCTGCAGAGATGACTGCTATTGACCAACTAGAAGTAGTTAAATGGTTGCAAGAGAATTGGTCAGACAATAGCGTTAGCTGTACTGTGTATTACCGTAAGGAAGAGTTGCCAGAGATTAAGAAGTACTTGGCTAAGAATTACAAGAACAATCATAAGTCACTTTCGTTCTTACTTCACAATGAGCATGGTTTTAAACAGGCTCCATTAGAAGAGATTACTAAAGAAGTCTATGATGCCCTAGTTGCTAGTACAAGACTGATTACCAAAGTGGAAGATGCTTCCTTTGAAGGTGATCTAGAGTGTGCTGGTGGTGTTTGCCCAGTTAAGTGAGGAAGATATGGTTGATTTAACTACAGTATTTGCAGGATTGAAACGACTTGAAGATGTATTGAATACAGCAGATCAGATGATGCCTGTAGTGTTTAGTCGTTGTAAAGACGCAGGGACTAGTGTATATGACTTAGACCCTATTCAACAGATGTTATTGGTTCAAGATTTAATTAAGATAGTACAACCTCTTAATGATAAATTACTAGAGCTACAGACTACAGCTTTCTTTAGAGAGCTACAGCCTGAAGGTAATCCAGCTAATTATCCAGAACCAACACTATAAAGATTTCTCGGTAGTTGTACTTGATGGGGCTACTTCGGTAGCCTCTTTTTTATTGGTGAGGGGTTACAAACTCGCCTGCCAATTCGTTGATGCCCTAGATAGAAAGACGGAAAATCACTAGGTTCTTGATGCCCTCGTGCCGTCTTAACTTGTTAGAACTTGTAAGGCTTTGTTGCACCGAGCAGTACGGTCATCTAGTCCTATCGTACCACCATTGATTTTCTTGGTAATCGCTTCTATCTGACTTGTATCAGCTAGTGCATTAATATTATGTGTAGACCAAAACCATCCAGCACTTAACGCTGCATATTCTGGAAGACATAATAAATCAGGATTAGCGACACAATCCACACCAGTATCCCTATTAAAATGTACATAGTTATCTTTACCAGTAAGTTGAATTAAACCACGACCATGATACTTCCAACCGTCACCAGGCTCTGTATTACCCATACGATTACCATAAGCGATGTTAGCAATCATCTCAGGCTTATGTTCACACTCTAGAGCTTTAGCAGCATCAAATCTACTAGGCCAAGTAGCCTGTAAAGCTGCTGCTCTGTAATTTAAGTTTTCTTCAACGGTTCTAAAGGAATTAGACTCATGTCCACACTGTCCTAAGAAGGCAGCTTGACGTTTAGGAGTATTTATTTCAAAGCGTTCAAAGGTAGCATTGATTGCTGATAGCCATTTAGAGTCAATACCTAATGCTGTTAGTTGTGCTTCAGTCATTATTTCACCATTAAAGAATTATACTTTCGTATAACATCGTTACGTTCTATTTCTGTTGACTCGCATTGTCTTGCAAACCCGACAAGAACTTCTGCATCTGGTTCAAGTAGTCGGAATCCTTTACTTGATATTCCAAAGGAGGTATTGGGGTTTGTTTGTAGACTGGAGTTGTGCACCCCTCTAAGCATACCAACAACGCTATCGTAGCGAGTCTGTAGTTCATCTTTCTCTTTCTGAGTGTTTTGGGATATTACTGCTTGTTGTTGTACTACTTTTGTGGTGTGTTCAAAAGCTTGTTGATTTACTTCTGCTAGTGCTGCTTTATAATGATTGTCTGTAATGGCATAGCCTGAGTAAGCACCAAACGTAAAAGCACCTACAGCGATTGCTGCATAGATGTACGTAGAGGAGCCACTAGTAGCAAGACTAAATAAACTGCTGAGTAAGTTCTTAAACATTATTTAGGATCTGGTTCTGCACCAGCCACTTGTTTACCAGCTACAGAAGCTGCTCCTGAGCCTGAGACAATACCAAGAGAAGTTGCAATTTCCATAAGGCTCATAGGATGACCCATAGCAATCTCATATAATGCTGCACCAATAATAGCAATAAAGCCACCGAGCCACGCCCATTTAGCAATGTCATGAGTATGGTTATCTTTACCAGTCATCATTGTTTTAAATACGTTATTCATTTATATCCCCAAGTTAAATAATAGGCAACGAAAGCAGCGACAATAAAACAGTACAGTTGTACACGTTTTACTTCTTTTAAATCGTGTCCATATTCTTCTTTGATTTTTACTTCTTCTTTGAGCATTCGAGTCTTGATAGCTTGAATGTCATCCCATGCTTTAGGGCCATATTTATTGATGACCTCGGCTTTCATTCTTAATTCTAACTTCTTTACTTCTTCGAGTAATAAGAATTCTTTATACGCTCTTGATACTGTGTGGTCAGGTTGTACTATTAAAGCTTTACGCTTCTCTGCTGCCATCTGTTTTGCTACATCTACAGCATCGTGTTTAATGCTCTCTATACTTTTGGTTAACTGTTTAGTGCTCTCTCTAGTTGCATCAAAACTACTACTTAGAGTTTTCACTCCTTCGTTGATACCAAAGTTGTCGGGCATAAGTCATCATTTCTTTTTCTTCTTAGACTTGCCAGCTTTAGAAAGAGCAATAGCGATAGCCTGCTTTTGTCCTTTGCCGTGCTTCATCTCAGTACGAATATTAGAAGACACAGTCTTCTGTGAAGATCCTTTTTTAAGAGGCATGTTAGTTCCTTTAAGTTGCTTGTGTTGAAGCAGTTAAAATACCGTTAGTAAAAGTCATACTACCGTTACTACCTAATGTAGTTAATTTAGCAGTAGTAATTGTTCTAGTGATACCGCCTGTTCCTGTAACATTGCTATAAGGAATAGTAGATCCTGTAATAGCTACGTTAGCTATAGTACCGCCTGTGATAGATACGTTGTTACTATTCTCTGTAGCCATAGTACCAAGACCTAGGTTCTGACGAGCACCTGCAGCACTACTAGCACCTGTGCCACCTTGAAGAATAGTAAGGACTACACCGCCTACTTGAGTCTGTTGAATGTAACTACCTAAGTTTAAGAACCAGTTTCTCCAACGAGCATTTTCCTCAATAGGGTCTTGTGGTATTGGAGGTAAATTATTAACACCCATTATTCATCACCTTTTACATGCGACTTCATCTGATCCATAATTCTTTTTTGTTTAGAAGTCATCCAAGATTGATTCCAATCAGCATCCCATTGATCAGTAACATAGCCACGCATATAAGCAGGTATTCTATTATTTTCAATATAGTGTTCTTTAGTTCCTATATCTAAATATTTCTTACCTTCTTTTTTTAATTTCTCTTGTTCTTTTTTTTCAAACCTGTAATCTTTTTCTAAACGTTTTTTCATTTCAGGAGTTTGCATTGTTTCTTCAAACTTCTTATACAAGTCATAGAACTTAGGATCTTCAGGTTTACCTGTATCAGGATCTACTTTACTAGCTACGTGAGATAGGTAATCTCCTAAGATTTCTTTAGGGCCTGTTTCAGGATGACGGACTTGAATACCATGAGAACCCAACGGAAGTCCTTCAGGGCGTTTATCTTGTTCGCTTCCTACTTCTTTTTTATCCCAAGTCTCTAGAAAACCTGCTCCTTGTCCTGGGGTATAAACTAAAGGAATATTTTTATCAGCTAGATAAGGATATTCTTTTGTAGTCTTAGACCATAAGTCTTTAGCAATATCTTCATTAGAAGGTTGAGTAGGTGTTGGTGTTTCTGACGTACCAGGAGTATAGCCAGCCATCTCAGGACGAGCAGTAGCAGTAGGCTGCATTAAACTATTCATTAAAGAACTAAAGTCCACTCTCTACTCCTTCAGCATATCCTGCAGCTTGTAAGTCAGGTAAGTTCTTTTGTACCTTTTCACCAATGTCAGTACGATAAGCAATAGAATTAGGAATCTCAATCTTCTTTTTAATCTTACCGTATACAGACTCACGAGCAGCCTCAATAGAATCACCAAGTCCTACAACGGTGCATACATAGTCACCTGCTGTAACAAACATAGGAATGTTCTCTTTAAGTTTACCGTCAATCATTGCAGGGCCTTTGCCCCACTGTACTTCACAAAGGTGAACATCATTGACTGCATCTTCCATCGTTAATCCCCAGATAGGATAACCAGAGTTCTCTTTTTTGGTCAGACGACTATATGGATAATCAGGAATAGTAACCACTACACCACAAGCAATCTTGTTAGATACCTTAAGAGTATCTTCACCGTTGATCATATCTAACATCCACTGAGCAGGATCACCCTTGTGCAAAGACATCTGAATGTTAAACAAAGGCCAGCCTGGACGTGTAGTAAACTCTAAAGGCCATGCTTGTCCTTTATCATCCACAATACAATTAACATCAATATAACCAGTGTATCCAATTCCATGTAACATATCCTCTAAAGGCTTTAGCATCTGATCAGCTAGTTTAGACTCTTGTGTATAGCGAACAATAGTACCTTGCTCACCAGTAGTAACACCAAGCTCACCATCCATAAGCTTCTTGTGTTCCCAAGACTCACAGAAGTTCTTAGAGAATCCTCCTGCACCAAACCAACCACCTACACCAAACTCAATGCCAGGACGAAACTCTTGAAGAATAAACTTACCTTTAAAGGAGTTCTTTTTCTTCCAGTAGCCAAGCATGTAAAGCATATCAGCAGCAGACTTAGCAACATAAGATAAAGTCTTATCACCATCACCAATAGGCTTAGATACAAATCTACGTGGGTTCTCTTTTACATAAGCAATAGCATCATCATAGTTGTCAAAGGTCTGACTAGGAATAGTTTTAACACCTGCTTTGTTTAGGATAAGTTCACCATAGTCACGTTCTTGTTCCCAACGAGTACCTGATAAGTTAGCACCAAAAATAGGATAACCTTGATCACGATAACGTTCTAGACCATGAATGTAGAAGATGTTATCTGTAACAAAGATAAGGTCTGCCCAGTTCATGTGATCTTGCCAGTTACTAACTCGCTTAATAAGACCACCATCACCTACTTCAGGACGTGAACCATCTTTGTTGTGACGAAGAAAAAGCTTAACTTCGTGCCCTGCTTCCATACTACGAAGACCAAAAGACAAACCACAACCACAACCTGATGGATCAATAATTAGTATTTTCATTCTTCTTCTTTTCTACGTAACTTTTGACGAGCTTTGAGTTTACGAGCTTGGATCTTTTTAGCAAGTTCTTTACGCTTTTTATCAGCAGGAGTTTCTTGCTCAATGTCTAACTGGGCTAAAGCAAATTTACTTAAAGGTTTTTTACCTTGAGCAACATCTGCAACGCCTCCCATCGGCAACTGTTTACCTAAGTAATACTTAGCAGTGTCCTTAGCTTGATTATACACTGTATCGCCTTGAGTCCTAATTTCTTTACCTGTGTACCAATCTTTACCAGTAGCTAAACTGATACCAGTAGATAAACCAGGAGAAGGAGTAATTAAACTAGAAGCAACAGCTTCAGGTCTTTTCTCACCAGCAGCTACAGAACCTAAAGCAGACAATAAGTGGTAACCACCTGCACGTCTGGCTTTGACATCATCACCAAACACTGCTTGATACATTTTATCAATTAAAGGATAAATGATAAATAGACCTGCAGCATAGGCTGCCATGTGGTCTAATCCTTCTAAACGTTTACCTTGTTTACCTAAGTCTTTTACAGACTCTGCAATAGCTCGTACCATACCATAGTGGTAACGGCTAAACACTGTTAAGGCCTTATCTTGCATCAAAGCACTGGCTGCACGTCCTGCAATGTTATCCATACCAACACGAGAAGGTATACGGTAGTTAGGCATGAATTTCTCTACGTGCTGTATAGCAGCAGGCATGTCTTCACCAAAACGTTCCATACGTTCTTTAATCATACTGGTATACAAAGCATCACGAGTAGTCCACATTACTGTGTTAGACTTCTCAGAGATCTTGTTAAACAAGTCAATAGGCTTCATACCAATAGAGATAGCTAATTCTTTAATACTGCCGTTCTTATCAGCAATCTTAAGCTCTTCTCTAAACATCTTAGCCATCCAGTTATCATTGCGTAAACGCATAGACATCAGGGAAGCACCGTTCTTAGCCATCTCAATCTGGAACTTATCTTGTTCTAATACAGACTTGAAAGATTCAGGCATGTTAGCAAGTTGAGCTAGGCCTTTAGGGTTTACCCAACCTGAGAAGAGACCACGTCCTACGAAATAGTGGGCTACTTCGTTTCCGATGTGAGGAATAGGGTTAAGCATGAAAGACTTAACTGCAAGTCCTGAAGCACCTTCTAAGACCCTGGCAGGCATTCCACGAGCCACTTGAGGCTTAAGGTAGTCTTCAAAGACTTCAGCAAGCTTAGGATCAAAAGAGTAGCCACGTAGTTGTGGAAGTAATTGTGGGTTAGTAATAGGCCTGTAGCCTTCAGGAGTTACTTCACCTTCTTTACGAGACATAGACTTAAAGATGTCAGATTCTTTAATCTGCTCCATTGCCTTCATCTGTTCAGCGTAGCGTTTTAACTCGCCAAGCTTAACTGTCTGGGCAAAGAAAGGATCAGCATAGGTAACACCATCAACGTTCTTTTCAATATCACGTTGGTCAGCTACATCTTTAACTTCCATTCCCTTAAACTCATCACCGGCTTTAAGACGAGTCTTAGTAGTACCAACCATTTCAGGTACTTTATCTTTCCAAGCAAATACTGAACCATCGCTGTTAACAGTAATAACTTTACCGTTATGTTCAAAGATGGTACGGCCTTTCATAGCAGAAGGCTTTTTACCGAATGTACCAAAGCCTCCAAAGTCACCGCCTGTTAAGCCTTCTACGAAGTTCTTCCACTTACCTTTGTGAGTAGCTAGACGACCTAAGCCATATTCTTCCATAGCAGACTCAGCGTCTTCAGGAGTCATCTTCTTTATTTCAGCGTAAGTACGGTCAGCTTCTTCTTTAAGAGGAGTAAAGAACTTATCAATAACAGCTTCTTGGGCTGGATCAATATCCATACCTTTAGCTACCTTATCAAGGATAGCATCTTTAGATTCACGAGTTAATCCAGCTTTCTTAGCAGCCTCAGCGTTTTGACGAAGGATTGTATTCTCTGCATCAGCATAGCTATCTACTTGAAAGAGGCGATCTTCTACATCAGATAGTTTAGTAGTTACTTTATCAGCAGTCTTAATAGACTCACCGTTCTTAACTTCTTGGTAAGCAGCCATGAAAGCTTTAGCAGCAGTTTCACCGAACTGATCAAAGATTTTCTCAACGTTAGCTTCAAAGTCTTCACCACCACGAAGGGCACGCTTAGCAGCCTGTACAGCATCTTCAAGAGTGAAGCCTGCACGTAGATAAGACCAGTCACCCTTCTCAGCTTGATTCTTAACCCAGGCTTCTTCAACAGCAGATAACTTAGCAGCCTTAGTCTTAGGGCCTTGACCCTTACGAGATGTATCAGGACGCTCACCACGTAGTTGCTCTTCAAGAGTATCAAGACTGTCAGAAAGCTTATCACGCTTAACCTGCATGTCTTTAATGTCTTGCTCAGCAGACATACGCTTCTGGATATCAGCATACATCTGATCCATCTGCTTACCTTTTTGGATAGCTTGGTCAACCCATTCTCTATCCATCATACGTTCAGAGATTTGACGATCAGAAAGCTTATTGAACTCAGGCTCAAACTGTTCTACAGCAGTTTTAGTTTTATCCCAAGCTACCTTTTCAGTAGCAGTCAAATCAAAAGCTTTACCAGCAGAGAGTTTCTCTACTGCAGACTCTAATGAAGTCTTCTCAGGAAGCTTAGCACCTTCAGCGATAGGCTCTTTAAGCTTACCGCCCATTGTTAATTCTAATTCTTTACCTTCAGGGAGACGAGTCTTACTTTCTGCAGTAGGCTCTGCACCTAAAGGTTTAATACGTTCTGCAGGAGCTACTTCTTCAGGACCACCAGCAAATAGATCTTTCTGAGGACTCTCTGCAGCACGTCTAGCAGCAATCTCTTCAACTGAAGTAGCAAAAGGAATATCTTCTTGTTGAGCAGCAAGTAGCTTTTTACTTTTAATTTTATCAATTAAAGACTGTGCTTGGTCAGCTTTAGCTTGCTCAGCAGCCTTAGCAGCTTCTACGTCAGCAGCTTGTTTTTGTTCGTATTTGTTAACTGTTTCAAGATCTTTAGCATACTGGTCTTTAAATTTAGTACCAGCACCTAGTACACTTTTACCAGCTTCAAACATTAAAGCAGTATTGAAAGCATCAGAAGCCGTGCGAGTTAACTCAGCTACGTCTACTTGACGGCCTTCATTGGCAGCTTTAGCAGCCTCTGCAGCAGTAGCAAACGTAGCAAACTGTGCTCCTGTGTTAGCAGCGTTGTAAGTAGTTCTAGCAGCTTTTTCTATAGTAGAGGCAGAAGCTCCTGCTTTTTCTAAAGCAAGTACTTTACCCATAGTATGGGTATTGGGGTTACTGGTGTTCTACAGGCTTCTGATGTACAACGTAGCTGGTTAAACGACGCTTATACAGAGCTACGTGCTTTTGATAAAGAGTATTCTGCTAAGCATGGCTTCCCTGAGTCTATTAAGCTGACTACAGTTAAGCCTTCCGGTACTCTGTCTCTGTTGCCCGGTGTAACTTCAGGTTGTCATCCTGCTTACAGTCACTATATGATTAGACGTATTCGTATTGCTGCAGACCATAGTTTAGTGCAAGTATGTCGTGAGCATGGATACCCTGTAGAGTTTCAACGTAACTTTGATGGTACTGATGACCACAGCACAATGGTAGTGTCTTTCCCATTTGCTTATCCTGAAGGTACAAAGATTGCTGCAGAGATGACTGCTATCGACCAATTAGAAGTAGTAAAGTGGTTGCAAGCTGAGTGGTCAGACAATAGCGTTAGTTGTACTGTGTATTACCGTAAAGAAGAGTTGCCAGAGATTAAGAAGTACTTGGCTAAGAATTACAAGAACAATCATAAGTCACTTTCGTTCTTACTTCACAATGAGCATGGTTTCAAACAGGCTCCATTAGAAGAGATTACT